AAAAGTCAACCTTTCTAACTCTAGATTTTTAAAGATTATTAATAATTTTTTAAACGAAGAAGATAGAGTTTTGTTTGAACATGAATTTGTTAGATTGACATGGGATAAACCAGATCTAACAGCTGATGAATTGAATCTTTATTTAAACGTCTGCAAAGAGGTTATAAACTTAGAAGTCATAAGCGCTCACCTAAATAAATTGAACAGTATGTTCGATGACGCTGATGAGCAACAGGAAATGTCTATCCGTTTAGCAGAGATTATAAAAACTAAGAGTAGCGAGTATCATCAGTGCGAAACTCGCATTGAGAACCTCACAAAGAAGCTTCAGGGCGACAGGGGAGAGCGCATGAAGAAAATGCAGAAGGAGAACGCATCTTTTTTATCTATCGTTCAATTATTCCAAGAACAGGAAGAAAGAGAGACAATGATACGAATAGCTGAGATGCAAAAAGAATCAATCAAAGAAGAAGCTGAAAGGCTTGAAGGAATGGCGGAGTGGAAAGCTAGAGTTCTAGGAATAAGTCAAGAAGATGCAATTTAAATGTCAGGAATGTGGAAAGGAGTTTAAAAGCCGAAGAAGCTTACACACTCATATAAAAGTCCATGATTTATTTGTGGGGGACTATTATGTAAAATATTACCCACGTTTTGATAAGTTAACTAATCAACCGATAGAGTATAAAAATTACGATCAGTATTTCGCTACTGACTTCATCAATATATCTAATATGAAAAAGTGGTGCGATCAGGCTCCACGAGAAGAGGTCAGAGAATTTATAAAAAAGTCTTTAAAAGAAAAGCTAGGAGCCAAGGGCATTCAAGCAGGTCCACCGTCCACTTACCTACTAACGGGTGGTCTTCCCGATATTGACATCTGTAAACAGATGTTCGGCAGTTATCGTGAAACCTGTAAGCATATCGATATGCTACCCATGCTATCAGCGTCTTTACCAAAAGATTTTCAAAAAGATTATAGTGATACACCTATACTAATTGATACTAGGGAACAACAGCCATTATCTTTTATTAATTCTGACTCCTTAAAATTGGATGTGGGTGACTATGCCGTGGGCGGTGATCTATATGACTATACATTTGTGGATAGGAAGTCTTACCAGGATTTCTGCTCTACTATTACAAATGGGTATTCGCGTTTTATAAAAGAGTTAGAAAGATGTAGATCTATTGGTTGTTTTCTTTATATAGTTACAGAAACAGCTTTTGATGATATGTGGGCCACTAATAAAAAAGGCTTCAAGAAGTTTAAACTAGATTATGTTTATCATCAGATGCGTTCTATACAATCTGAGTATACTGATTGCTGTCAATTTGTGTTTAGTGGCTCTAGAGAGAAAAGCGAGGAGCTTATACCCAAAATCCTTGTTTTAGGAAAGAAGTTATGGAAAGTAGACCTTCAATATTTTTGGGACAAAGAAATTAAAAAAGATGGCTTGGGAAACAGGAAAACAGAAGCTCCACAGAGAGTACAAGGATATAAACAAACTCATTCTAGAAAAAGAGGGGTATTTAGAAGAAACGGAAGCTAAGATCCTTCTTTATAAATTTTTTAGGGAGAATCCTTCTTTTGCTTGTGAATTACTCACAGGGGTAAAATTATTCCCTTTCCAGCATATGGCTATCAAGTCCATGATGGAGTCCGATTACTTTTTGGGGATCTGGAGTCGCGGAATGTCCAAAAGCTTCTCTACAGGCGTTTTCGCGCTATTAGACGCTATTTTTAATCAGGGTGTTCAAATAGGTATTATATCAAAGTCTTTTCGACAATCTAAAATGATTTTTAAAAAGATAGAAGATATTGCTAAAAGCCCCAAAGCAACATTCTTTGCTCAGTGTATCACTCGCACATCTAAAATGAATGATGAATGGGTGATGGAGATAGGTCGGAGCAGCATAAGAGCGTTACCTTTAGGTGACGGAGAAAAGTTGAGGGGTTTTCGTTTCCAGAGGATGATCATTGACGAATTATTGTTGATGCCTGAAAAAATTTACAATGAGGTCATTATACCTTTTTTGTCTGTTGTGGAGAATCCTACTGAGAGACAGGAGGTCTACGATCTAGAGACTAAGATGATAGAGCAGGGTAAAATGAAGGAAGAAGAAAGAAAACGGTGGCCAAACAACAAAATCATTGGTTTATCTTCTGCCTCTTATAAATTTGAATATCTTTATAAAATATATCAAAAATACGAATCTTTAATATTAAATGAGAACAATCAAGATGGAGCGCATAGAACGATAATGCATTTTAGTTATGATTGTGCGCCAGAACAACTATAGGATCAGAGCTTAATCAACCAATCTAAATCAACAATGAGTCACTCTCAGTTTGATCGAGAGTTTGGAGCTATTTTCACTGATGATAGCTCAGGATACTTTAAGGTGAGTAAGATGGCTAATTGTACTGTACCTGACGGTGAGGGCCAATCTGTGGAAGTTATAGGCAATCCTAGAGATGAATATATATTAGCTTTTGACCCATCGTGGTCTGAAAGTGAAAGTTCTGATGATTTTGCGATGATGCTTATAAAACTGAACAAGCAAACTAAAAAAGGCACAATAGTCCACAGTTACGCTCTATCAGGAGCCAGCTTAAAAACCCACATAAAATATATGGTTTATGTGCTTACTCATTTTAATATATCTGCAGTAGTTGGTGATTACAACGGAGGTGTCCAATTTATCAATTCTTGTAATGAGAGCGATATATTTAAAAAGAAAAATCTTAATTTAGGAGTGATAGAGGCTGATCTGGACAAATCTAAAGACTATAATAAAAATCTACGGAGGCTTAAGAATCAATATAACAAATCAGATAAAAAATTCGTATTCTTGAGAAAGCCGACATCAGCTTGGATTAGATTAGCTAACGAATCTTTACAATCAGCTTTCGATCACAAACGGATATTCTTCGCTGGTGCAGCTATGAATGATGATTATAACAATCAAAGAAAGTCTAGAGTCCCAATCGAGCAGTTAAAATTCATAAGGAATGATCAAAATGAAAAAGGGCCAAAAGGGGCTAGAATGATTGATTTTGTAGAACACCAAAGAGATATGATGGATTTAATCAAAGTGCAGTGTGCTATGGTTCAAATCACGACATCTTCACAAGGTACGCAAAGCTTCGACCTTCCACCTAACCTCAGAAAGCAAACTGGTGCAGACAAAGCCCGTAAAGACTCTTATTCTGCTTTAGTGCTAGGTAACTGGATGATGAATGTGGTTTATGATATGGAATCAGATGATATTTCAGATCAACAGAATACCTTCACCCCAATGTTTATTTCTTAACTTTTAAAAGTTGAAAGTTAACTTTGAAGTGTAAGATCATTTATATCTCATGTCCAAAAGAAAATATACCAAGCGTTCTGAATATTGGAAGAAGTTTAACATTTCTGACCACCCATCTCATGCTAGCGAAACGAGTGAGGAGACCTCACCAGATCTACTAGGTGAACCTTTCTACACTTCAGACGCTTCATATAGTGGGATCTCTGAAGCCAGAAGGCAGGAGGCATCCACAAGCGGATTTTCAGGATCTAGGACCAATCGTTCTGCTTATACGAACTTACACAACCGTTACTCTAGCATTCGTTCAGGATTGTTGCCATATGAGTACTCTACTGAAGGGGTAACTTGTCGGGACGCTATCGAACTATGCCAAAAAGCTTATTGCAATGTAGCTGTCTTTAGGAACGCTATAGATATTATGTCGGAGTTCACTAACACCGATATTTACTTAGAAGGGGGATCTAAAAAGAGTCGAGAGTTCTTCTATGAATGGTTTAAAAAAGTAAACATCATAGCTCTTAAAGATCAATATTTTAGAGAATATTATCGAAGCGGGAATGTCTTTCTTTATCGTATTGACGGCAAGTTCAAAGCTGATGACTATGCTCGATTAATTAATCAAGTAGGTAATATCGGGGCTTCTGACAATAAGATCCCATTGAAGTATATTTTACTCAACCCGTATGATGTTATAGCTAAGAGGGCTACGACTTTCACTTACGGAGGGGTATATCAGAAGGTTTTGTCTGAATATGAGTTAGCTAGGTTAGCTAACCCACAAACAGAAGAAGATATCTCTATTTTTAATGCCTTAGATGATGAGATCAAAGAGTCTATTCAAACAGGATCTTTTTCCAAAAAAGGTATAAGTATAGACCTAGACCCTCAGAGACTTTCTTTCTCTTTCTACAAAAAACAAGATTACGAACCTTTTGCTGTGCCATTTGGTTTTCCTGTTCTAGATGATATCAATGCTAAGCTTGAATTAAAAAAGATGGACCAATCCATCACACGCACTGTAGAGAATGTTATTTTGCTCATTACTATGGGAGCAGACCCAGATAAGGGTGGGGTTAACCCAAACAACATGGCTGCGATGCAGAACCTATTCAAAAATGAAAGCGTAGGTAGAGTTTTAGTATCGGACTATACAACTAAGGCTGAATTTGTTATACCTGAGCTGAACTTAGTTCTTGGCCCTGAAAAGTATCAGATCCTAAATGAAGACATAAAACAAGGCTTACAAAACATTGTGGTTGGAGAAGAAAAGTTCAACTCCACTCAAGTTAAAGCCCAAATATTCATTGATAGACTGCAAGAGTCTCGGCATGGATTTTTAAATGATTTTTTAAATAAAGAAATCAAGAGAATAGCTAAAGGTCTAGGCTTCCGCTCTTGGCCTGAAGCTAAGATGAAGGATATTGACATGAGGGATGAGGTTCAACTTATGAGAGCTTCTACTCGACTCATGGAGTTGGGGATCATTACTCCTAAGCAGGGGATGGAAATGTTCCACAATGGAAAGTTCCCAGATCCTGATAAATTAGAGCCAGCTCAAAAAGAATTTCTTGAAGAGCGTGAAAAGGGGCATTTCAACCCCTTAGTTGGTGGAGTCCCTGTATTCGATCCTTCAGGCAGTCCATCAGGCCCGAGAAAAGAAAGTGGTAGGCCAGAGGGAACTACTGGTATCCCTTTAGCTAATGCTACTTACTCCAGAGCTAATATCCAAGAAACAATCTATTCTATAGATAGTTTTATACACGACTCTAAGGCAAAAATGGCTTCTCATTTAAAAGTAGAAGAGCTTAATAAATCTCAAGAAGAGATGCTCTCAACTCTTTGTGAATCTATAGTATGTTCACAGAATAA